GATTATCAACAAGTGTAGATGGAGTTGCAACAGGTGAAGGAGGAGACTATATAGTAGTGGATGACCCTCACAATGTAAAGCAAGCAGAGTCAGAGATAAAGAGGAATGGGGTTTTAATGTGGTGGGATGAAGTAATGAGTACAAGATTGAATAATCCTAATACAGGGAGGAAGATTATAGTGATGCAAAGGTTACATGAGAATGATTTAACAGGACATATCTTAGCAAAAGAGTTAGGTTATGTGCATCTTATGTTACCAGCGGAGTATGAGAAAGATAGAAAGTGTTTTACCAATATAGGATTTGAAGACCCTAGAGAAGATGAATACGAACCACTGTGGGAGGGGCTGTATGGTAGGGAGGCATTGGATACATTAAAGAAGGATTTAGTTTCTGAGTATGCAATAGCTGGACAGTTACAACAGCGACCTGCCCCTAGGGGTGGAGGTATGTTTCAGGTAGATAAGATAAAGATAGCTAATGCGATAAACAAGCATCACATAGTCAGGTCAGTGAGGTATTGGGATAAGGCAGGTACAGAGGGTGGTGGTTGTTATACAGCAGGAGTGCTTATGCATGTGATGAGTGATGGAGGCTTTTTGGTGGCAGATGTCATTAAAGGGCAATGGAGTGCAGGGAAGCGGGAGGCTATTATAAAGCAGACAGCACAAGTAGATGGCAAGGAGGTTACGGTCTGGGTAGAACAAGAGCCTGGGAGTGGAGGAAAAGAATCAGCTGAATCAACTATCAAGAATCTCGCTGGCTTCAGGGTAAAGGCAGATAAGGTAACAGGGGCTAAGGAAGTGAGGGCTGAGCCGTATGCTAATCAGGTAGAAATAGGAAACGTATCTATATTGAAAGCAGAATGGAATAGAGGGTTTCTTAGTAACCATGAATCGTTTCCTGTAGGTAAAGAGAAGGATGACGTAGATGCTAGTGCAGGAGGCTTTAATAAACTAACAGCTAAGAAGGCGAGGTATGGGGTATGGTAAATAAACTAAGCAAACTTACAAACAAGAATCAGATCAAGCATAGGTTTCTTTTAAAGCAGAAGGGAGAGCTGGAAGCAAAGATTGAAGGAGAGAAGGACAATGTGCGGTTGGCTTATTTAAGGATGGACTTGAAATGGGTGGAGGAGAGATTGATGGAGGGGACAGTCTAATTGAAGAAACTCTTGGCTGCCTCATTGCTTACTATCTTCTTATTTACTTCTTCTGTTGTAGCAGATGACAAGTGTATCCATGTATCAAAGAACATGCAGGAGGTTATCAGTTTTACAAATGTGTTCATAGGTGATAGTCCATTCGAGTGCAGTACTGAACACTTCCACTATGCTCTCTGCTTTGCCAATAAGAATACTATAGTGTTCAGTAAGCATACGAGGGTGATGTTTATCGGAGTGGGAGACAGGACTGCCTATTATATTTATAGACCAAGGGAGGATTCAGATTTTGAGATATATATGGTTGATGTAGAGGATACATCCAGCCCAATAACTCAATTATTTTATGTTATGCAAAGAGAGTTCATAGACTTAATGAAGAAGGGTCATAAAGGTTATAAGAGGAAACAAGTATGATATATATTGAGATAACCCTCCTTGTGTTTGGGTTATGGTGGTTCTGCAATTACTGCTTACATAAAGGAAGAACTGAAAGAGAACGTATAGAGAAAGAGGATAAATTTATAAAGGACAGTTTTAGATGAAAAGAACAACAGCAGTAAACAAAAGGAGGATTAAGACAAACGGCAAATCCAACAGTAATGGCAATGGGAGGTTTGACCTCTTAACAGATGAAACTAAGAATATTCTGATTGCTAACTTCCAATCACAGCAGACAAGGAGTGAACTGTCTAGGAGGCTAGGTCTAAGTTACAAGAACGATGCGAGAGATACATACAAGGCACTAGGTTATCCTAAAGAACTTCAGTTCGACAACTACTGGGGATTCTATACAAGGGAACATATAGCTAAGAGGGTAATTGATGCCCCAGTAAATGCTTCATGGCAAAACCCTCCATCAATCACAGAACAGGAAGAAGGAGACGAGACAGAGTTTGAGAAGCAATGGAATACATTAGTTAAGGAGAAGAAGATATGGCACTATATGTCTAGGGTAGATAAGTTGTCAGGTGTAGGAGACTTCGGGATTCTCTTATTGGGATTCAATGATGGAGCTGAAACATTAGAGGAAGAAGTCACTTCAGCCACAGAGTTGATATATTGTAGACCATATAAACAGAACAGGGTAGTGATTGAGAAGTTCATTCAAGATACAGCTGACCCTCGCTATGGTCTACCTGAATTATACAAGGTAGATGTATCAACCACCAAGTCAGATAATGCAAATATAATAGATAGTGCTACCACAACATCAGTTCACTGGACTAGAGTTATTCATGTAGCTGATGAGCTTCTAGAGGATGACATCTACGGCACTCCAAGACTGATGAACGTATATAACCTTATCAGTGGACTCCATCTCGTAGCAGGGGGCAGTGGTGAGATGTTCTGGAGGGGAGCATTTCCAGGTCTCGCTTTCCTATTAGACAAGGATGCAGAGATAGACCCCTCCCAAGACATGACAGCTTTGAATACAGAGATCAATGACTACATACACGATCTTAATAGGACAGTGAGGGTACAGGGGATGGACATTAAGAACTTAGCCCCTCAAGTGGCTGACCCCTCTAAGCATGTTGAGATATTGATTACCTTGATTGCTGGAGCTAGGGAGATTCCTAAGAGGATTCTAGTAGGGGCTGAAAGAGGTGAGTTGGGTGGAGATAGGGATGAGAACGCATGGAATAAGAAGATTAAGGAAAGACAAACTAACTACTGCAGTCCAATGATGATTAGACCTTTAATAGATAGGCTTATCATGTTTGGTGTCCTCCCAGAACCTAAAGATGAATATGAAGTAAAGTGGGAGGACATTACAGTACCAACAGAGGAAGAAGAAAGTAAGGTAGCTAAGACTAAGGCGGAGACCATTGCCACTTATGCAAATAGTGTAGGGGCTAGTGAGGTAATACCCCCTAAGATATTCCTGAAGTTAGTAATGGGATTTGAAGATGGTGAGGTAGAGATGATTGAAGGAGAGTTGGATACAATGATGGAGCAGGACTTAATAGATGAGGAAGCAAATGCAGAAATGAGAAAAGAAGTAGAAGGAGAGTTGATAGCAGAAGGAGCAACTGAGAGAAAGAGATTAGAAGAAATAGCTAAGATAGAAGGAGGAGAATAATGCCTTTAGCAAGTATAACAAAAGTGAAAGCATCTTTCGCAAGTATAACTCTCACACAGAGTTCTTTAGCAAGTATAACCTTAACGAAACAATAACATGGCAGAAAACATAACGATATTAGCAGACAACATAATGGAGGGGACAACTCCAAAGATAACAGCTACCATACAGGATGAGGATGGGAATGCTATTGCAGATACAGCTTTAGATACACTGACCCTCACATTGTATAACCTTGATGATGCAGACAAAACTATTATCAACAGTAGAGATGGTCAGGACATTCTGGATGCAAACAATGTAGCAGTAGATGGTTCTGGGGTTATGGTATGGAGTGTTCAGGCAGGAGACACAATCATAGTAGGGAGTGATTTAGTAGAACGACATAGAGCTGTGTTCAAGTGGACATATAGCTCAACAACAAAGGCAGGGAGTTACGTTATTGACATGGCAATCAGGAACTTGGAGAAGGTAACATAATGGGATTCCATGATGGATTAATACATTCTACTAGGAATCACAAGCAGATGAATCGAATGGCTCTCAAAAGGAGACAGGGGAAACCAAAGCCTTACAAGGAATGTGAAGAGTGTTTGTTTATTATGGATGATTGCACTATCTGTGAGATAAAGGAGAGTAGTGCTAAATATCCTTATCCAGATAATTTTGTTGTTTTTACAATCCTTTATCCAGATGAAATAACAGAGTCTATTCTGGAAGACTTAGATGCAATTCCAAATGTTGAAACTATGATGTATAATTGTACAGCAGCTAGTAGAAGAACAACAACACAAATTAGAGATGGCTCGGTTTAAATAAAGGAGATACGGTGATAGTAGGATATAAGAAGAAGTGGGAGAAGGAGAGGGATTGCAAAGACAGGTCGAGAGAATATATACAAAAGACCCATGATGCAGTAATTGGGATGGGTAAGGACATAGAGTATCTTAAAGGGGCGAATGAGAAAACAAATATAAGATTTACTGAGCATGAGGTGGTAGCAAAAGGATCACTGAAGGATGTTCGTGATATGATTGAGAATCACACTTGTACTCAGTCACTGGAAACGAAGGAGATTGTTCAGAACTTGGTAGATCATCAGAAGACTCAGAATGGGCATCTTAAGGATTTAAAGATACAGGGAGATACAACAGCTGAAACACAAATGACTTTACTATTGATAGCACAGGGCAGAAGGAGTCTTTGGAAGGAGATAGGTATAGTGATTGGGTCGATAGTAGGTATTGGAGGATTGATTTTCGCAGGGATAACATTATGGCACTAGACACTCAAGACACAGCGGTTCAATATTTCAGGGATGCGGATAAGAAAATAAAATGTGTAATACTTGTGTAATAAATAAAACTAGAAAACTGACAGCGAATGAGGTTCTTCTCTTTGACCCTACTAGAACTCTATCTACTAGGAAAAGGTTTGTAGCTCAGATGGAGAAGCGGTTCAATGCTTTAAGGGCTGAAGTAAATAAGTTCATCATAGAGGACGATGGGTTGTTAACATTCGACTTCGATGTCCTCCTAGACTTCACGCTTAACACTACTCCATCCGAATGGAGAAGTAAGTATGATGCTAATAAGATACCTAGATTTATGGAATGGTTGGAGAGACAGAATGAAAAGTTCATTCTAAGCAAAGGTAAAAGTGGACTAGAAGTTGTTGGTGACATCCCTCCTTTCTTTGAAGGTCAAGCATCAGGGTTAGAGGGTACGCTAGGTAGTTTAGTTGAAAGGGATATATCAGCCAGTTGGACAGATGTACACATTAGATCAGCTTATCAGAAGGGGGTAGTGAGGGCTCAACAGGAACTTAATAAAGCTGGTGTTGAAGTTCCTTTGTTTCAACAAACTACTGAGGGACTGGGTGGAGTATTTAATGCTCCCTTTCATGCTGATAGAGCTAGACTAGCTTTCACGCAGACCTTTGAGGGTTTGAAGGGAATTACTAGGGCAATGGACTCTGTTATATCAAGGGAGTTGGCTTTAGGTATGGCAAGGGGGGATAGTCCTAGAACCATAGCTAAACAGATAGCAGGGATAGGAGGAGAAATAGAAAAAATAGGCTTGACAAGGGCTAAAACTCTTGCTAGAACAGAGGTAGTTAGAGCACATCACAATGCCTCTATCAATGAGTATGAGAGGGCTGGGATAGAGGGGGTAACAGTTAAGGCTGAATGGAGTACAGCTGGATACAATGTATGTCCTCTATGTTCAGGTAATGAGGGAAGAGTGTTTAAACTTGATGATATAAGAGGACTAATTCCAGCTCATCCTAATTGTCGTTGTGTTGCTATCCCGAT